CCCTGCGTGGCGTTGTAGTCGGCCAGGGCGTAGATCGGCAGGATGGCGGCAAGGCCAAAATAGGCCAGGCGAAGAAAACGCAGATGCCATTTGTTCATGGCACACCTCCAAGCATGGCCTGTGGGCAACCTTTGGAAAGATCGAGCGCGCCAGTACAGCCGATCGGCAACACGTTGATGTTGAAGATCCGCGAAGAAACCGTCGGCACCGTTCCGGTCACCGAGATGGTGATCGGGATGATCGGGTGGGTCGCGAACACCAGGTTCACGTTACTGAGCACGGTCACGATACCTGTGCCCGAGTTGATCTGGAAAACCCCCAAAGGGTCGGTCAAGGCCCAGACCGGAACGCCCGTGGTGCTGCCGCCCGCGATGCTCGCGGTGCCGAGCGTGGTGCCGTTCGAGGACATTTCCAGGATCGAGGTATTGGACAGCGCAATGAACACGCCGCTGGCAAAGCTCCCGGAGCCGTATCCCGTGGTCAGCAGTTGCGCCGGCGCCGACGAGGCTAGGCAGATGAGAAGCGCCGTTATGAGCCCCCTCATGGTGAGCCCTCATCCTGAAGCACCATCACTGCTTGATGCCGAAATTGATCGCCAGGCCGGTCGCCGCCACCGTGGTGTCGCTGTTGGCCTGCAGTCCGGTGAGGCAGAAGCCCAACCCGTTGGCGAATACCAGTCCATCGGAAATCGGCATGACGGCGCCGCCGCCGGCATTCGCGGTCCCGAACGGGATCGGCACCTTCCACTTCACGACCGAGGTGCCGCAGGTCGGCGCCACGGCAAGATCGTAAAGCTTCAGCCAATAGATCGCGGCCGTCGTATTGAACAGGCCGAGCACGCGAACCTGCACGGCGCCGGAAACGACCAGGGTCGAATTGGTGGAGGCGAGACTGTCGTACGTGACCGGCGCCGACTGCGCAAACGCGCTGAAGCTCCACGCTGTTGCCAGCGCGGCGAGAAGTAGTCTGAGCATTGGGGAGCCTCTTAAGCTGTTGCTTTGATCGGAGCGTTACGCCGCGGGATATTCTGCTTCGCCCGCTGTGCGTTTCTGTGCTTCTCTTGCGCCGCCAGCTCACGCATCTTGAAGACATGCTCTTCGCGGCGTTCCTGCATCTGGAGCGCAATACTGGCCCGTTCCGCATTGGCCCGTTCGCGCTCCAATTGGAGGTCGGCGGCGTTGTTCTGCATCTCGGCTTGCGTCGCAGCGGCATTGGCCTGGGCGGCCATGTGCGCCTTGGCAATTTCTGCCTGTCCGCGCGCCTGCGCCGTCTGTGCGCCGATTTGCGCGGCCTGTATCTTGGCCTGCACTGCCGGATCAGGAGCCGGTGGCTGGCTCATCATTTTTATGATCTTTTGCTTGATGCTGTCGGCCAATGGCATCAACTCGATCAGCGCGCCGGGTGGCACCGTCCCAGGCGGCATGTGCGAGAGTGTTTCAAATGCATCCTGCATCAGGTTGGCGTTGTCCGGCCCCTCGTCCAGCACAATCTCGACCTCGATGTCGCCGATCGCATTGATGAAGCCGGGACGGCCGAATTGGTCTTTGCCGAAACCGTTGATCTGAATCAGCTTCTGGGTGTCGTCGGTGCCGACCCGGATGAACCGTTCCTGGTTCCAGGTGCGTTTGACGATATTCCACACGGTACGATAAACACGCAGTTTCCACGCGCGATACGCCAATATAAACGAACCGAGTTCAGCGATGCCGGCCTTCTGAAGGTAATTAATCGCCACCCCTGAATGAAACGTTGAGTCATCCGCTCCGATGGCGTCGGGACGTATGTTGGCGAACCCATCGATTTCGCTCGTCGCTGTCTGCATGAGTTGCAGTTGCGCCGCCAGGTCGGCCTGCCGATCGTCCGGCATCGGCTTCTCGAAGCCCTTGTTGTATTCTACCCATCCGTCTGGGCGCGAGCTTTCGCGGCGAGCTGTTTCCACATCGTCAACCGAGCCTTTCTGCGCGAAAGTGCGCGTAACGTTCGAGATAAAGAGCGCCTTGGAGCGTCGTTGGTTGACTTCGTCTTGTGGCCCTTTGAGGTTGCGAACAAAACCATAGCGATCTCCATCGTGGTCGACCGCGGCCGAGAACATCACGTAGCGGTTCATCGGCCTGTTGCGCTCATCGAGGAACGGCGACACGCCCTGATCCAGCAAAATGAAGCTGCAATAGAACGCCCAGTACCATTTGCCTTTGTGCTTGTACCAGTGCTCGATCAGTCGAAGTCTCTGCTCGTTGACATAGACCCATTTGAACTCACGATCGGAATGCGTCGTGAGGTCGAATCCTGTATCCACCATAAGGGTCCGCAGTTCATCCTCTTTATCAGGGAAAAGCTCAATCGCAGCTTCCACATCAAGCCATTTCGCGATGCCCATATAGCGCGCATCGCTGAAATCCGGCTTATACGAACGCGGGTCATAGAAGAAGTCGTCTCCGAAGATGAAATCACCACCAATATCTGGGTCGCCATGGTCGCCTTCTATCAGCTTGAGCTCGATTCCGCCGATGCCGTCGATGGCGGCCTGCTTGGTGCACTCGAAGTCGAGGTATTTGAAATCCATCCCATCGAGCGCGGCGCGGATGCACTGCGTGGCGAGCTCGGCACCCCCGGCATTGCGAGGCGATCGGGGAAAAGCCTTTGGGTCTTGGCGAAGTCGCTGCACAAGCGCTGTGATGCCGTCAACTTTTCGGTTGATCCTGTTGAATGTGATGATCGGTTGCTTGCGCTGCCGGAGGATGCGGATTTCCTCGGCCGTCCAGTGCGCGCCGTGGTAATAGTGGCGCGAGACTTTCTGCTCCTCATATTCCAGCACCTTCGTTGCCAGATAGTCGGTGTATTGCTGCCGTAGCCGCGTGACCGGGAAATAGCCGTCCTCGTCGCCCGAGAAGTCGTATTCGTCGGGCGCCTCGGTGCCCCAATTGCCTACTGTTCCGGTCTGCGACTTGAAGCCGGGATTATTCTGCGCCGCCCGGCGCCCCATGGTATCGCCGCCGAATTGCCGCCCGCCGAGCACGCCGACGCCCGAGAGAATATTGCGCCTCGGGAGCTGATCGCCCGGATTGCTCTGCGATCGTGCCGGGAGGCCGCCGAATGCCATTATGTGCCTCTACATTGCCAGGAAGCTATCGTTGACGGGCTCGTTCTCGAACGGCTTGTAGCCGATATCTTCCTCGACGGCCGGCACCTTGGGCTTGCGCCCGCTCGACACCTGGTCGAGGAGCTGCCCCAGCAGCCCCAGCGCGTCCACCTGGTCGTCGTGCTTGCCGGCCGGGAAACTCAACAGCTCGGAACGGAATGCCGCATACCAGGGCGCGCTGGTCGGCACGTGCAGCCCCTGCAGCGCCATGCGGCCGCGGATGGACTGCGCCCGCACCGCCTTGTCGCCGCGGGTCGGAAACTGCTCGCGGCCGATCCAGGCTTTGCGCTCGATCAGCCGCTGGTCGAGGAACGGCCCGATGCCGGACTTGATCTGGCCCTGCTCCTCGGCCCACAGCCACGGCTTCCATTCCAGCACGAGGTCACAGACGCCCTCGACCCAGACATCGGACGAAGCCTGCTTGCGCCACAGGTCCAGCAGCCACATCTTGCCTTCCGGGTCGACGCCCACGATCACATGCACCGTGTAGTCGCCGCCGTCCGAGGTCACCGCATAGTCCGAAGCCCCGTAGACGTTGAGCGTGGCGCGCGCCGGCGCCTTGCTGTACGGCCGCAGCCATTCCTCCTTGAAGTAGTCTCCGGTCTCGGGCGTCGGGCGCTGCTGGTAGAGCGCCGACCAGTTGCGCGGTATCTGGGTGGCCTTCTCCCGCGCCAGGAACCTGGCATAGCCGTAGGCGTCGTCCCACAGCCATTCGCCGGGCGCCCGACCCAACGGATCGTTCTCCTCGGCCTCGGCCGGCAGCGAGAGCACGCTCCAGCGGTCGCCGCTGCCCTTGGCCATCTCCTCGAGCACCCGGCCGGCAAGGTCGTCCTCGTGCCAGCGAGTCTGTATGAGCACCACGAAACCGCCAGGCCGCAGCCGCGTCAGCAGGTCCGACTTGTACCACTCCCAGGTTCGCTCCCTCACCGTCTCGGAGTCCGCGTCCTCGCGCGACCGGATCGGGTCGTCGATGATGGCGCCGTCGGCGCGGAAGCCGGTGATGCCTGTTCCAACGCCTGCCGCATAGTATTCGCCACCCGACGCAAGCGCCCAGCGTCCCGCTGCTTGGCTGTCTTGCGAAAGAACCGCCGCCAGCGTCGGGCCATGCTCGGCGATCAGATTGCGGACCTTGCGGCCCCACTTCTGCGCCAGCTCGGTGGTGTGCGAGGCCGCAATGATCGAGCGGCCAGGCG